ATCTAATGAGATGTTAATTAAGATGCAATCAAAACGACTAACTGAAATTGCATCAGACTATCTTGAACAAGCTGTTGAAGCATCAGGCTACAAAGATGCCAAAATGGTAATTGATCATATTAGGGGATTGTGATGTTCGAATTTTGCGTTAAGTGTTCTGAAAAAGAAGGACAGATTGAACTTCTCCGTAAACGACACTATGAAGAAATAGAAACATTGAAAGCACAGATTGACAAGTTGCGAAATGAAAATGACGCACTCATCATGGATGTTGCATTCTATGGTGGTAATTTAATTAACTTGTCTTGCAATAACAAATAAGGTATAATATATTATGACACTGATTGAGAAGTATAGTGACTTACAAGTCCAAAAAATGAAATTAGATAAATTCTTCTCTATGTTCCTTGAGAAGTTTGAACGACAGATGGATCCTGATAGAACAGATACCCCTGTATGGAAACTTTATAAAAATAAACTCAAAGAATACGAAAAGGTGAACCATGAACTTAGAACAACTCAGTACTGGATTAGCAAAGAATGATATGTTTAAAACTGCAAACGAATTTTCTCTTCATATAGAAGAAATGGTTCGTAATAGTAAAATGACATATATGGATGCTGTTCTTGAATATTGTAAAGAAAACTATCTTGAACCAGAAGATGTATCGAAGCTGATTAATAGATCTCTGAAAGATAAGATTGAAATGAATTTTCGTGATTTGAACTACTTACCAAAGCAAGCACAACTGGATGTGTAATGGATGGATTTAAGGCATATCGTTATTACCTAGCAATTAAACTTCACTTCACCACCGACAGATTCAATGTCTTCGAGAACAGAGGTAATGTTCGTGGTACTCGTGAAGCATTTAATGCTCGGAATGACAGATACATATTCGAGAAGTTAGCAAGCAAACGACAAGATGATAAAGACATCATCCAGTTCTTTGTGGCGAACTTTGCGTATGGTAACGACCAAGCGATTTATGCTGGACAAGAAGCAGACGATAATTACTTGCAATGGCAGAAACGAAAGCAGTCTATGACTAAGATTTTCGTGGATGACTTAGCGACTCTATTAACCTATGCTGAAGTGAACAAGTTAAAACCAACTGCAATATTTCAGTTTACAGAAAACGAATATCCCGTGGCACTAAACTTATTTGTTGGAGGTAAAATTGCGATAGAAACTCTAAATATCATAAACGACCAGATAGACATACTTGATGAATGGGCAACCCATGCTTCTGTAAGATACATATGGGAAGACGAGTTGCGAAGAATTAAAAAGTTGACTGGGTTCGTTAAATACGATAGAATTAAGATAGGTAAAATCTTCGAGCATTTTAAAGAAGAACTTGCAGAGTGATACAATGGGTAAGACATACAATAAACAAAAAACTGATAACGAATTTTCTGGAAAGCGTTCTGGAAAAGGTGGTGGTATGAAAACGCTAAATAGTTATGTTGAAGAAGAACTTGATTTTGATGATGGCATCTTTGATGATGATATTGAAATAACTGATGATATTCAGATTCAACATATACAAAACGATAATACAAATTAATACTTTTAATATAAAGGAAATACGATGGACATTCAATCTCTACGCAAAATGCGTAACTCTGACTTTGGAGCAATTAGCTCTGCATTCGAAAAAGTCGCAAACCCACAATCCGAACAAAAGTCTTTTACAGACGATCGCTTTTGGCGACTCGAAGGTGACAAGGCTGGCAACGGAACAGCAACACTCCGATTTCTACCTCGTGTAGAAGGTGATGAACTCCCATGGGTTCGTATCTTCTCACATGGCTTCCAAGGTCCAACTGGGAAGTGGTATATCGAAAACTCCCTAACAACTCTTGGTGAAAATGATCCAGTCGGTGAATTGAATACCACTCTTTGGAACTCTGGTTCTGAAGCAAACAAAGAGATCGCTCGTAAACAAAAGCGTCGCCTAAGTTTCACTGCCAATGTTTTGGTTGTGTCTGATCCTAAGCATCCTGAGAATGAAGGTAAAGTGTTCTTGTGGAAGTTTGGTAAGAAAATCTTTGATAAGATTATGGACAAGGCTCGTCCAACCTTTGAAGATGAGAAGCCAGTTAATGTCTTCGACTTCTGGGAAGGTGCGAACTTCAAACTCCGTATGCGTAAGAAAGATGGTTACGCTAACTATGATGAGTCTGCATTCAATGAGCCAGCACCAATTGGTGATGACGAACAGATCGTTAAGATCGCTTCTGCTCAGGTTAAGTTGTCTGAGTTTACTGATCGTAAGAACTTCAAGTCTTATGATGAGTTGAAGAAGAAACTTAATGAGGTTTTATCTGGTGATTCTTTTGCTAGCAAGTCTGCTGCACAGATCGCTGAAGATGAAGATCGTCCTGTAGCCCAAGCACCTAAGATTGCTTCTAAACCAGCACCGAAGATGCCTGAAGTGAACGAAGATGATGACGATGTAATGTCGTACTTCGAGAAGATTGCTAAAGAAGATTAATTCTTTAGAGTAGAAATTAAAAAGGGATCTTTACGATCCCTTTTTTTATGTAATCATTTTACTTCTAAGGTATGAATTTACCGAAGGTTCTGTATTACGGATAGGTGGTTTAATAATTTGAGTTGTTTTGTTATTGGTCATAACTGGAGCATTAACAACACTAGTACTATTACCAACAGTTTGTGCTCTTGCCAAAGCTGAATCTGCATTATTTTTAGAAGCAGCAGTCACATTCGATGCTTCTGTTGGAGCCACAGTAGAAACTTTATTAGTCTCACTTGCTGTAACAGGTGTAGCACCTTTAGTGTCACCACTTGCTGCTGCAGGTTTAGCTGCATCACCACCACCAGCTTCAGATTTTGTATCACCTTTAAATGGATACCATGGACCAATCTTTAATGGATCATCCTTAAATGGAATCTTAATTGAAACCCCAGGAATACTAAAATCCTTAAAGAATCCAATTACTTTTGCAGCCATCTCCTTAAACATATTAGTGACTGGAGCGAATATGTTGGCTAGTGGTTGTATGATATACAAATCAATGTTATCAACAATCTTCTGTGGGATACCACCAAGAGATTCATTTAAATATGCCCATGCTCTAGCCATTGGGTCAAATATCAATGCTCCTAAATCTAAACCATCAAATGCTTCTTGAAGTGTTCTGATTGGATGGAAGATCTTATCCATCAATGAAGCAAACAAGTCAGAGAATGAGAATGAGTCTAAGAACTTGGCTGCATCATCGAAGCCGATTGCACTTAAGATCCAAGAGATACCATCTTTGACTAAGTCGAAGAAGGACATGAACACACCATTAATTAGTCCAGTGATACCACCTTGAATTGCTCCAAGAACACCTTCCTTTTTAAACCCATCTATTGCACCACTAACAGTATCAAATATACCCATAATGATTTGTATGGGCACAAATATTTTTGAAACAATCTTAGAAACAGCACCAAATACGCTTGCGAATTTACCAAAGTATTCACCGATTCCACCGAAGAAGTCTTTAATACTTTTAATAATTTTCATCACAACACCATCACCACTTAATGCAGAGAACGCATCTTTGAATGGTGCAACAAATTTACCAACAACATCACTAATGAATGTGCCGATACTTTTTAGTGTTTGTCCGATTTTAGAATCTTCGAAGAAAGAGAAATACTTCTTAAACTTAGTCACTGATTCTTCAAAGAATGAAGCTATCGCACCACCAACTCTTGTTATTTTACTTTTAATAGTATCAACGATACCATCAACGAAAGTGACGACTTGCTTAAACTTCTCTGCAATACTAGCACCAAATCCATCTAGTCCTAGAAACTTAGCCAGACCCTTTAGTGCTTTTCCTACTTGTGCAGCACCATCAGCAAGAAGAGATGCAAAGAACTTCATTGTTTTAAACTGAGCCATAAACAACCCAGCAATAGCACCAAGTGCTCCTGCAATAACAAGACCAAATTTAGCAATACTTCCTAACCAGCTACTGTCGTCTTTACTATCTTTTTTCTTATCGTCTTTTTTACCACCCATACCACGAGTGTTTTCTTCGATCTTAAGTAACAATCCAGTTTGTGCATCTCTAGATCTATTACCTTCAATTTCCGTTTCTAAACCTTTGCCATCGCCACCACTAGCAGCTGGTACACTGCTAAGTGCTCTAGTATTGAACTGCACAGTAGTAACTAATTTTCTTATACCAGATGTTAAGTCTTGTAAAGAAGTTATTAGTTCTTGTGCCAAGTTACCCATTCCACCAGCTGCACCTGAGCCACCACCTCCGCCACCAGAGGATGATATTGGTTTGCTGCCCGATTGCGCTAGCTGGTTAGATTGTTTTTGAAGTACGAGTTCCATTTATTTGCTCTCTAGTCGTTTCTTTTCTTCTTCTAAGTATTCTTTTAACATAAAGACATAGACCTCTCGCTCGAACGGTAACATGTTATCAATATCTGATAGAGCATATTTGTGGTACTGCAATAAGGCAAAATTCATTTTATAATGATTCACCAAAGTGTCATGACAAAGGTTTATTAAAAAAAACTTTCCATGCCCTCCAAGACAATCTTATGTGCCTTGTCACAAACTGGACAATTGTAATTAATCGTATGAGTCATCTTTGGCATAGTATCAAAGAAGGATTGTATCTTGCCAAATTGTTCAGATGTTAGATTATTAATAAAATCCATTAGCTCTTGTTCAGTCTGATCCTTTGAATGATAAACAGCATCGTTATCATAGATGTAATCAATTGACGCAGCCACTAATTTAAAGGTGTCTTCATTCGTTACTGCTCCACCTTGTAGCTTTTTAATATCATCGATATTAGGATACTTCATAACTACACCAACATCACCAAACAGTGCGATTTTATCAGTGTGTCCTTCTTTTTCCTGAACTTTGATTTCAGAAAGATCCACTGTATGTTTAATCTTAGCCTTTTCATTATCTGATCCGTGATCTTCATCACACGATAAAATAATATCAACAGTCTCACCGACTGACTTGGATCTTAACTGAGTAAAGATATACTCAATGTCAAAGATCGCTAGTTTACTAACATCAATAGATTCTGTAATACATGATTTAATAACTTCCTTCAATGTATCAATCATTACCCTTTGATCAGCACTTTGTTGTGCAACCAAAAGTGCTTTTTGATCCTTAACTAAAAATGGTCTGTATGTCACAGACTTCTTAGTTGATGGAACCACCAAATTATAAATTGGTGTACTATTCATAGGCAAAGCCATAATTATTCTCCTTTAGACATATTCTTAATTAACTTATTCAATTCAGCAGTGCTACCTGTAAAGATAACATTGTTATTCGTCACTTCTTTTCTGGATCCCTCTTTAGGTGTATCCAGCTTTTGCTTCTGTTGATGTAGATCCAATAACTGTTGGTTTATATCAGCCAACTGCTTCATTAGATTTCCAACAACTTCAAATGCTCTTGGATGCTCAGACTGCATAGCCACATCGAGTGACTTCTGTAGTGCTTCCTGTCCCTGTTGCAATAATATACGAAGATTGTTTCGAGTGATATCGAAGTCATCTTGTATTCTATTTGTAGAGTCGTTAATAACTTCTCCAGTCTTTGTTATCACTTCAGTGTTGCCCATTGGTTGTATACCAAACTCGGCAGATAATGTGTCATCAATCTTCATTCGCAATCCTTAATGATGTATTTATTAGAACTTCAATAATCCTGGAAGTCTTGTAACTCCGTACGATAGAACAGAACCAGTAACAAAGTTACCAGCTGTTGAACCTAGTGTTCTATTCAATGTTTCTTGGAATCCTGTAAAATTTCTAGTCAGTTTATCAATGAAACTAGTAGGAATCTTTTGATCATCTGCCAGTTGTGTTACTGGAGTTGCCGTCCAATATTTGTACTGCATATTCACAGTTAGTTTCATGACATCTTTAGAAGCATTATCCAACGAAACTGCATTCACATTTTTAGGATAGGCTTCGAACAATTCAACTTGATATCTTGTTTTATCATTAATGTCTTGAACCTCGATAACAAATTTAGATGCAATATAAGTGTTATAGTAACTATAAGTTCTTGTGTTGGGATCAGAAATTAAACTCATCCAGTCATCAAATAACTTTTTAACTTGCATGTCATTATCAACATAGAAAGTTAGATTGATTGGCTCATATAGTTTTTCATACGGCACTTCACGGAATTCACCGAAGGTTCTATTTTGTACAGTTGAATAGTTAATACCTGGAAGTTGAACAGTGTCGCAAAACAATAGAATTTTTCTAAGATTACCTGGATTTATTCCAGCAGGTGGACTAAACTCTACTCCAAATCTATTAGATCGAGCTAGTGCTCCAGTTTTAACTTCAGAAATAAACTGGTTGATTTTATTTTGTTTAGCGTCTTTCCTTGCAGTGTCTTTAGTAAGGAATGGCAAATTAAGTGGCATTTTAAACCCTTCTCATTTTCTTGATCGAATCCGACCATATTTCTTGTTTAGATGCTCCGACAAATCGTTCAACTGGAAGCAACATAGCAGTTGCCCAATCATCAGCATTGATTTGTCTAAATTGTGTTCTTACATGACCAGTTAAGTATTGCTTAACACAAGGTTGTGCAGCTGCAAACCTAGAAATACCATCTATAACTTGCCATGAATATTTTAACCTAGTTGTTTCGTCCATACGATTGTTAGATTTAAACACCAACAAAGCATCAAGGAGTCTAATCCTTAAATGATATGGAAGGTAATGCATATTCAATCCCATAAACCCATCTGGAGTCCTACTGAATGGAAACACCAAAGGGAATCTGTCATAGTATGGTAGATCTTTCTTACCTTTAGGATCATAGCCATACATGTATAATCTTCCAGGCATGATTCTAGTAACCAAATCATCAGTATTTCCACTTAACACTCTTGCTGGGGTAAGTTGTTGCTTAGTCAACAGAGTGACTTGTTGGTCGAACCATCCCTTAGACTTTCTGACAGTGGTTGCCAAGTCATATTTGTTTCGTTCGAATACATCGAGCATTGTTGAATTTTTAGCCATACTCTTATTTAGGTGCTAGACCCAACTCGTGTTCAGTTATAATTTTGAACTCCCATCCTCTATCTTTAGCGAATTCGCTTGCTGCTTCCCACTTTGCTTGGTTCTTCATAAACGCTAAAGACTCTTGCAAGTATCGTTGGGTTCTCTTTCCAGGATAAATAGGTGGTTGGGTTTGTGTTTTTGGTTTAACTTCGACCAGATAGGTTTTACCTGTAGTTACGGTAATCTTAAAATCCACGAAATAACGATGAATACGATTATCCGTTGGACACTTGTAGGGTATAATCGTTTCTTCTGAATTCCACTTCAATACACTAGGATTCTTATCGCACCAAGAAGCGAATCTGGTTTCCCAGCTGGATCTCATAATAATGTTTGAAGGATCCCCTGTATATTTTTCTGGGAATATAGGAATATACTTTCTCTTGTGGAACATAAATAACTAATTAGGATAATAATAACCATATTTAGGGTAAAGACAACAAATGGCACTCCTTTCAGACATTAGAGATAAGGCAGTTTCTGCTGCTTCGGCTCTTCAAAATAAAGCAACTTCGCTTAGTCGCCCACCAAATATGGGTAGTACTAGAGGAGCAGAACTACATAAAGGGAGTGCCGAAGCGTCTCCTTATGAGGTTAAACAACACATGTATCCTGAGGATTTGCTTGCTGCTGGTGGAAAGTATGGTGGTAACTATGTTATATTTTATATCAATATTGCAATAGATTCTAAACTAGCAAATTCTTTAACTTCAGATAATTTTGTAGCTAACATCACTCCAAGAGATCGTGGAGATTTAATCGCACAAAACTTAACGACTGGAAAGTTGTTTGCTGGCTCTGCTGCTTTAAATGTTGGTGGTGCAGTTTTAGGTAAGGCACTTGGTGTTGGCGAACTTAGCACTTCAGCTGCAGCATTGGCAACTGTCGGTGCAGCTGCTACTGCTTCAATGGCTGCATCTGCGACTCGTGCGCAAAAAAGATTAAAAACTGCTATTGCCATGCATGTGCCAAATCAATTATCCATTCGATATGGAATGCAGTGGGGTGACGAAGATACTGGTGCTTTACAAATGGCTACATCTGCATCTCAAGAGTTAATGAATGCTGTTAGTAAAGGTGATGCTAAAAACTTGTCAGAACCAGCAAAGGCAATTATTACTAATTTGGCTTTATCAAAAGGTCCAAATGCAGCAGGACTATCTGCAGCTACTGGTCTTGCTGCAAATCCTAAAAAGGAACAAATCTTTAAGGGTGTAGATTTCAGAACATTTGCTTTTGATTATCAATTCTTCCCAAGAAGTTCCACTGAAGCTGCCAATGTTTTAAACATTATTAAAACATTTAAATACCATATGCACCCAGAGTTTAAAGATAATAACAACTTTGTTTATATCTACCCATCGGAGTTTGATATTTTCTACTATCAAAATGGTCAAGAAAACCAAAATCTACATCGCCATACCTCATGCGTATTAACTGAAATGAATGTAAACTATACACCGAATGGTGCATTTACTACATTTGATAATGGCATGCCAACACAGATTAATGTTACTATGAACTTTAGAGAATTGGCTCTACTAACCAAAGACAAAATTGCGGATGGTCTATAATGTATTTTAAAGAATTCCCACAGTTTTTATACGACTTCAAATATGGAAACACAACTAAGACTACAGTTGTAACTGACATCACTAGGAATGTTCGTTTCCGTAAAGAAGTATTAGAAAATGTAACTCTATTCGATGAGTATGATATTGTCGATGGAGAGACTCCAGAAATTGTTGCTGAAAAGATATATGGTGATCCAGAATATCACTGGATTATTATGTTGGCAAATCAGAAACACGATTACATTTCTGACTTTCCTCTATCAGAACAAGCACTGGTAAAACATATCGTAGCAACTTATGGTGCTCAGAGATATGCAATTCGCCACTATGTAAACGCTGCAGGGTTTGTTGTAAACTCTACTGCTACTGGTGCTGTATCAGTATCAAATGATGATTTCGAGAGAGCACTCAATGAATCAAAAAGAAGAATTAAAGTAATTTCTCCACAGGTTATATCAACTATACTGACACAATATAAAGAATTATTGTAATGAAATCTAGTCAACAATTGAGGTTTGCTGGCGATGTCAGCATTAATAAGGTTCAGATAATTACCCCGAAGGGATTTTATCAAGACATCACTGGGCAAGTTTTAACTGTTCAATTTTATGAAGATATTT